TGGTCCTGCATCTCCTTGGCGGTCGGCATCCGCAGCACGTGAATCACGCGCGTACCGGGGACTTTCATCTCGATCCGGTAGTTGATCCCTTCGCGCTCGACATTGGCAACGGCGCACCGCTCGATGCGGCCGATCACCATGCCGGCCTCGGCGTCGTCGAAGTCCGGACCATCTTTGTCGGTGCGGATTCTGGTGAACAACTCAGCGTTGATCTTCGGCAGGTCCACGTCCTCGCTCTGCGACTTCCCGCGCCCCAGAAAATGGCGCACGGTGCGCTGCGCGCGCGCCCAAGCACACCACTCCTCGTCCGAAGGGAACCGCACCTCGCAACTCTTCTCGCCGCCCGAAAGGATCGGCACCACGAACGGTTTACTCGCGTCAAACATTCAAGCCTCCTATTGGCAGATGCCCTGCAGCGGCGTGGTGACGGTCATCGTCACCATCCCGTTGGTGGGGTCGTAGAGTTGAACGCCGGTGATCTGGAGCGTCACGATGCCATCGGTGTTTCCGAGTTCCGCGACGTTGAAGCCCAGTTTCTGGATGAGCATCGTGAACGAGTTATTGGCGTCGCGGGTCATGGTAAACGTGGCCGTGCCGGTGGTCAGGTTGATCAGGTTCGCGTACTCGGTCGACCCCGCCTGCACGCGCACCACAAACTGCACCGCGAACGCGCGATCACCCCACTCGAAACGGCCTTGGATCTGGTAGCCATCCTGCGCTCCCGAGCCAGGGAAGAAGCCGGGCCGGAAGTTGTTTTCCCAGGAAGCTTCCATCGACACGAACTGCTTGGCACTGCCGCCGGTAAGATAGTTGATGCCGTTGAACGTCAGAGCGCTGATCATGCCGGCATTGAATTCATGCGGCGTGGAGATGGCCGGCAGCGTGATGCCGCTGGGCGAAGTGTACTGGCCGGAGGTGACGCACTCCACCGCGCACATCGCACTGGCACGGCCTGGAGAGTTCTTGATGGATAGCTTCCAGCCCTTGACCGCGCAGCCCACCAGCATCTCGTCCAACACCGCCGACCCACCGGGCCGGATCTGTTGCACGAACGAGAAGTAGGGCAACTCCAGGCCGGTCGGGTTCGTCGCCCCCAGGGCCGGAACGATGGTGTAAACGTACGGACCGCTACCGCTCACGACAACGTTGCCCATGGAGAAGGACAGCGCCCACGCGAGGAACTCCGACGAGGCGTACTTCGAGAGCCCGTAGGCCGGCATGTTGTAATGCGACTTGAAGAGCTGCGTGGGGAATTCGTGCCCTTTGCCGATTTCCGCCCGGTCATCCTCGTTCACCGGGACCTTCGCCCACGGTTTGGTGTTGAGATTCGTGTGACGCCAGATGGTGGCGACCAGATTCGCCGTTCCGATGGCGGTCTGTTTGCCGAATCCCCAACCGTTCAGCAACTCACTGATGTTCGCCATGTTGCTTTTCCTCCTCAGCCACAACTGCCAGCTTCTGCGCCGCCGCAGGCGCGGGAACCTGATGCCACCCGGTGCTCATCAATGGTGAAAGTGTTTCCGCGGTCGCCTCGACTTCCTTGATCTCATCGCCTTGTGGCGATTTCATAAGAACCAGGTCTGCCATTTCCTCCCCTTTTCCGAAAACTACGGGTTGTAGGACTCGATCAGCCGCACAGGCACCTCGAAGTACTCGAAAGTGGCTCCGTCCGGGCTGATCACGACTGTGTTGCGGCGTGCCGACGGCAGGTAGAAGTCCATCGGTTCGCAATTCGGATCGACGGCAGTGTGCAGCATCCGGAAGCTGCTGCCCGCCGGCACGTCGTTCACGATCCAGTTAAAGAGATCCTCGTAGCCGACATCGGCCTCTTCCGGCGCGCGCAGGTACAACGAGAAATCATGCACAAATACGAGCGCATTGCCGAGTCTGCCTGGTCCGGTGCCCTGCCACGCGATCATGATCGAGCCGGGCGGCATCGAAAGGATCGCCAGCCGGATGTTGTTCTGCGTTGGCTGGCCGAAGACGACGGCGTTCTCGGTGTAGAACTGGATGTAACTGCCATCCCCACCCAGGGCATCCACCAGGTTCGGCAGAGCCTGGAGCGCCGTCACCCACTCGGCCAGGATCGTTTTCGGATTAGTCATCGGGATTTTGCCCGGCCCGCGCCATCAGCGAAAGCTCGACCAGGCCGTACGGGTCCGGCTGGCGCACGGTGGTCACCACGAACTGCGATCCCCAGGCGGTCACCCAATCACCACGCTGCGGGAAGTTCGCAAGGTCGCAGGGATTGACGGAAATCTCCTCGACGTTCGCCAGTGCGCCGGACTCTTCGCGCACGCGTGCGTGGCGGATGGCGGTGATCGCCACAGGATCGCCAACCGCCACGCCGGCCTGTGCGGATTGATACACGACTGGCTCGCCGAACGTCTGCTGCATGACCGCGTTCGCCGCCGCGTCGATGGTGGGCCAGTCGGACATATATAATGATGCGGCGGCACGGCGGCCGCGCTTAGTTGAGCGTGATGATCGAGTAGAACACCGTCACCACCATGGTGCCGTTGCCGGTGGCGAAGGCGCCCGTGGCGTTGACGATGTCGATGCCGGTCGCCGATGGCGGTTGGATGACGCCCGTGGGCGGCGGCACCACGTTCTCGCTCGCGGCCGCGCTGGTGACGGTGGCGGCGGGGATGGTGGACGAGTGCGGCACCACGCCGGTCCCGTGATACTGGAAGGACACCGCGCCGCCGCCGGTGAACTGCGTGGCGCCGGGCTTCATCTGTACGATGAACTGATCCACCACGAGTACCTGTCCGGCCGCGGGCGCCGGCAAGATGCTGACCGCCGCTCCGAACATGGCCATGATCTGCGCCGCCGTGAGCGTCACCACGGTTTTCTGAATCAGCGACGGGTCGGTGTCCGCCGCCTGCACCGGCCCGAAGCCGAGCGGATTGAGCCGCACCCGAACGGTCGCATCGCCGGTCAGGCCGCCCGGCGCATTCACACCGCTCGCCTGGCTGAGTACCGCATAGCCGATCTCCTTGTTCGAGACTCCGGCAGCCGTCAACGGACTGGACGTGGCCTGCAGGGCGGTGTTGTTCCAGAAGACCTTGTCTCCAGGGTTGAACGTGCTCGCGTCTTTCGCCAGATCGAACACGCCCTCCACCACCAGTTCGCTCGAGTCGCCTGTGTTCTGACTGTTGACCGTCACGCCGAAGATGTTGCCGACCTGGCAACCGCCGCCGCTGAGCAGCGCGTAGGGCGCGACAACTGTGAGGGTTTGACCTTTTTGAACGTAATTCTGCATCGGTTTTTCTCCTGTTCCTAATGCCGCCCCGCCCTACTGGCCGGCGTTTTTCTGAAGCCCGCGATAGTCGAGAGCCGCCGCGCCGAAATCCATGCGCGCCTTGATCTCGACGCCATCCACTTCGAAACCCTGCTTGGTTTCGATGTACACGCCCTGCTGCCCTTCCAGGTAGCAGTACTCCACGGTGTCAATCTGTGCCGGGTCCGCAATCAGATACCAGCCCGTGGTCCCATTGGTGGCTGCATCGAGACGCGGCTCGACCACCGGAATCAGGCTGCGCACCCACTCCGGCACGACCTTCGTCGCATCCGCCGAAGCGATGTTGATGGGGTACACGAGCTGGAGCATGTAAGTCTCCAGCGCCGTCGGCACGGCGATGAACCGCGGAATCAGATTCAGCGGAGTGCCCTGCGGTCCCTTCTGCAGCCGCATGGCGCCGCGCCCCTTGCCCAGCGCGGTCAGCGGAGCGGAGTTGGCGACGGTGGAATCGATCGCGCTGGCCACGCCGGTCAGCAGATTGGCGTGATTGGCGTGGAACAGGGCCGTGGAGTTCTTGTCGCCAGCGTACACCGCCGCCGGATTCGACGTGATGATTCCCCAGACGGTGTTCGATTCGAGCTGCGCGGCGGCCACGCCGAGTAGGGCAGGGACACGGGTGAAAGCCTGAAGGTCGTCGTTGATGATGACCTTGCGCGTCAATGCCACGATCTCGCCATAGGTGCCGAGCGCGTAGTTGATGTTGTTGTCGGTCAGGTTGGCGCGGTGGTACTCGCCCTTCTCATTCAGCGCCTGCAAGACGGGCGCGTCGGCGAGCATCACCCGGTTGATGGGCTTGAAGTCCTGCGCCGTCACCTGCCGGCAGAAGGGCTGGAACGTGCGCGGATAGGCTTCATAGCCCTGGCGCAAGGTCTTGTTTGCGACGTTGGCCAGGATCGCCGGGAAGTCCGCGGTCGACTCGGCGCCGCCCGCGAAGAACTCCCGTCCCCGCGAGGATCCCTGGAGCGCCAGCTCCGCAATCCGCGTCACGTCCATCCCGCGCGGGTTGGTGCCCCGCAGTTCCAGGGCTTCCTTCGCCATGTCGATGAGCTTGAAATTGCGGTACTCGCGGGCCATCTCGACGGCGCGCCGCTGCTGTTCGGGACCGTAGCCATCGAGGTACTCCCCGGTTTCGTTGCCGTTGTGGTCCCTGCGCCGCGCCAGGAAGAACCGGCCATCCGCGCGGAGCAGCAGAGCCATCTGCATGCAGGCAAGGCGCTGCTCCATGCCGTCGCGGGTTACCGAAGTGCCGCCCTCCCCACGAATCGGGAATGCCGGGCCGTCTGCGCCTGTGCGCGGCGGGACTCCCTGCTGGCCCTTGGTCGCGAGATGGGCGAACAGTTCCTTCCGTGCCTGATCAACGGGCACGCCCTTGGCGATGAAGTCGCTGATGACGGTCTCGTCGATCCCGTATTTGATTGCGGTCGCGCCCAGCGTTTGGATTTCGCTGACGCGCTCCCGTTCGGCCTGGACCGCCTCTTCCCGCGCGGCGGCCAGGGCCTGATCGTTCACAGCACGGGCATCCGCGCCCGTGTCCTGCGTGGTCGTCTGTTCCATTGCAGGTTTCTCCTTTTGTGGGCTGATTGCCCGTACTGAATCGTTGGGTTGTGCGCTCAGAAAGCACGTGTTGAAATCAGCCGGCACCGTGCATGGCGAAATCTCGAACGGCTCCCAGTCGGTGGCTTTGAACATGCCGATTTCTTTGTCGTTCAGGTAGGGCGGTTTGCCCTCTGGCATTCCCTCGGTCTGCGCGTCCACCTTTTCGCGTTTGTACACGAAGGTTCCGAAGCTGAGGTTTTGCAGGATGCCGGTGCTGGCTTTGCGGAACATCTCGGCGCCATCCGGATCGCCAAGATCGAATTGCAGCGTGGCCATGCCCTTATCGCCATTGGGCCACGCGCGGCGCACCACGCCCAACTGAGCACGCGTGCCGACCTTGCCCGCCATGAGGGACTTGAAATCGTCCCCGGTGAAATGGGTATCGAAGACCGGCGCGCCGTTGTTCAACCGGTCGAAGCGGCAGCCCTGCATGTCGAGTTGGAGCATGTAGGGTTCGCCGGTCGCGCGGTCAACCCTCGGGACGGCGGCCCCGCTGTACCAAACCACATCGATGGTCCCGTCCTTGGTATTGGCCGTGCTCGGCAGCACCTGCGCATCGGCGGAGAAGATCTCAGCGTCAACCTGCGCGGTCGGCGGCGCGCCAGTACCCGCAGGGGATATGTCGGTTCGTAGAAGCGGCATCTTGCCTCCTAATCCTTCACCGCGCTGACGGCGATGTAGTCGTTTTCTCCCAGCTTCTTCAACTGGTAGAGTTGCTTCTGCAGCCACGCGACGTGGCCCTTGAACTTGTCGTCACCTTCGCGATGCCACTTCACCAGGTGCTGGTAGAAGTGAAAGTTCGACATGTCGCCGGCGTCGTAGCACTGTTTGCAGAGATCGGTGAATCGCGCGATAGCACTCTGCTCGGCGGCAAAGGCATCGTTCAGAATCTCGGTGACGCTATCGTGGGTCGCGGCGGGCTTCAGCTCAATCGTGGGCGCGCCTTCGAGGAACAGCACGCGGCTCACCAGGCACTTCATGTGGTCCTCGCACTGCTCCTTCATCTGCTTCAGGCCATCGGCCAGACCCAGGCCCAGGCGCTTCACGTCGCGCTGGTCGAGAAGATACTGAAGCATCATGGAGCCTTCCATGTTGGCCGACTCCATAAGCCCGGCGATTACCTGTGGGTTCCCTTTCATAAACGTCCTTCCTTGTGGTTGAGTCTTTAGCCGCGGTACAGCCGTGGGGCCGATTCGAAACCGCTGCCGGCGCGCGACATGCCGGCAACGAGTAGATCCTTGACCATGCCCAGGTCCTCTTCCGAGAGCGCCGTGAAACTCTGGCCCTTGGACTTGGTGGGTTCTGCTTTGCTACTGGGGGTTCGCTCCTCCGTTGCGGCCGGCTGCTCCTGGCCGCGGAGCGTCGTGTTGCGCGGGTCCGAGTCCAGGATGATTTCGAATTTGTCCACCAGCTTGTTGAACAGTGCAATCTGCGCAAGCTGGGTGGGAGGATCGTAACCGTTCTCCAGCACGGCCTCGAACCAGGTCTTGCGGCCCATGCGGACATCTTTCAATACGCCCTCCGCATCCTTCACTGGATCGACCGATTCGAATCGCGGCGCGGTCCACTGCACACTGCGCAGTCCGATCTTCGGGTCGTTGGCGGCGGATTTAGGAATCTTGCCCTGCATAATCAGCGTGTCGATGAACCGCCGCCACACAGGCATCGCGAATAACGGGATCAGGGTGAGCCAACGGAAGGCCTCCACCGTGTTGCGGAAGCCGAGCATCCCACCCCGCCAGGAAGAGTAATTCACCTGCGACATGTCGCCCGTGCCGAGTTCGTAAGGCAAGCCGATGCCGGCCATGATCCCCTGCAACTCGGTCATCTTGTATTCGCGGTAGCCGCCCGCCGGCGGCGGATTGTTGAACTTGATGTCCTGGCCGGGCTTCAGGTACTCGACCATGCCGGGCTGGAAGCTCTCGACCGGAAGCCCGCTGGATGGATCGGTTCCGGCGATGCCGAGTGGATCGCCATCGACGCCTTCCGGTTGCTGGACGAACGCCGTGACACAGGCTTCCACCTTCTTGCGGACCCGCTCCGCGTCGCAGTAGTCGTCGAGATCGCGAAGCGCCATCATCACGGGCGCCAGCCACGGCACGCCGCGCACTTGGCCAGGCCGGAGCACGCGGTAGACATGCATGATCTGGTCGGCCGGAACCGGCTGGCTCACAATGCCGCCGCGCGGGTTGAGGATCAGTACGCCGCCGGGGTGGTAGCTGAACAGCCAGTACGCGACGCGGCGGCCCATCTCGTCGAACTGCACGCCCTCCATCACGTGGCCGTTGACCAACCCCATCGTGCGGGCCTGATCGAGGAAATCGGCTTCGAGCATTTGAAGCTGAAGCGGAACGCGCAGGCCGGCGTCCGAAGGTCGCGGCCGGAAACGGACAATCGCTTCTCCCGATTCCGCCATGGTGCGGACGGTCAGCGTCTGCATGCCATAGAAATCGAGGCGCTGCGGCGTGTCGCAGCCGTCGGCGAAGAACGGCCACTCGGTATCGATGATCTTGTCGATGGCGGTGTTGCCGGTCTTCGCTTTCGGAACGATTCCAGTCCCAACCACATTCCCGGCCAGTTCCTCTACCGCGCGCGCCGCATACGGATTGTTGCGGATGAGATCGCGGCTGCGGTTTCTTAGCCAGATGAGCGACCCCATCAACTCGACGTTGGCGTCGGTCGAGGCGGCATACCAACCGTGTGCGCGGCGTCCTGCGGTGGCGCCTTCGTAGCGGAACCGCTGCGCGTGGCGCTCCAGATAGCCCGTGGTCAATTCGAGCGCCACGCGACTGCGCACACGCTGCAACGCAACGCGCGGCGCCACGATGCTGATGGCCTTATCGAGAAGATTCATTTCGTTACCAGCGGTCATCCAGCGTTGGGCCAGTGGGACCATCGCCGCGCTGGTGCTGCGCGAACCGGACGCGGCTTCCGGTCTGCCCGCTGGTCTTGCGGATATCCTCTTCGATGGCGGCCTTCGCTTTCAGCTTCCTCAGCAGAATCTGTGGGGCGATTCTGGCTCTGGGAGTCGTCCCAGGTTGTGATATAGGGCAATTTCCATGGCGTCGAAGGTGCGAAAGCCGTAGGATCGTCTGGTAACC